TCTGATAATGGTTCTGCGGTTTTAAATTTAAATTATATTGGTCATGGCTTCTGATTTATTTTATAATAGAGATTCAAACATTTCTGGGGTAACAATTGAGACTGATTATGCAGATCTCAATCTAACCCCTGTTTATGGTTCGAAGGCATCTTTTAAATCAAAAAACTTTACTTATGAAGTTGATGACTTTCAGATAAATTCTATTCCATCTTCACTCAATAGTTTAATGGCTGAATATCAAGTTAGATATGATGTCAATGAAACCAATGCCCAAAAAATAGCTGCATTTATTGAGAGTAAGAATGGTAATCAATTATTTGAATTTAATATTGATAATAGCGGCATTTATAAATCTTTATCTGGGGTCTCAGATAATTATGGTATCAATCATATGAATAATCAGCACTATGAAGTTGCTGTTTCTTATTCTGTAGATGAAGCGCCAAATCTATTTAATTGGTCTGGGATGAATTTTGTTAATTTAAATGTCCCCACATTTGACTCATCATCAGAATATGAAAAATATGATGTGGTGTACATGAATAATAATACTAATAAATTAAATAATTTTTATTATTGCACTGGGGATCATGCGTCTTCAGCAGAGTACTCCCCAACGGGGTCTTCTTCATTTTGGACTCAAGATTTTTTCTTTAAGCCTGATATTGGTTTCCAGAACGATGTAAAGCTAAAGAATGAGGTTCTTGAATTTAAAAACTCATTTAAACAAAGAATCAAAACAAAAGATAACAACGCTTCATTCCCAGTTAATTATACTTTTACAGATATTAGTGATAAGCAGCTAAAATGTATGCTACATTTCTTAGAGAATAAGGCTGGATACAGAAGGTTTAGACATGATATAGAATCTGTTTATAATAGACCAAAAGTTATGTATTGTCCAGAATGGGATCATACGTGGAAGTTTTATAATGCACATGATTTAAATGTGGCATTAGTAGAAGATGTTTTAGGTGTAATCCCAACAGGAAGTTGATATGGCTAGAGATATTTTAAAGAGCAACAATGCGCTAGTGATTATTGGTCAGAGACCAGCATTCACAACTGGTGATAGATTTGGAAACGACATGAGTGGCGCTTGCATGAGCGCTGTTCAAAGCGTGTCAGTTGGCTTTTCCCAACAAAGACAAAAGTCCAAACAAATTGGATCTAAAGGTCTGGCCGTTAATGACATAACTAGAATGCCAGACGTTGATTTATCTATCAGCTATTACTACACCCCAGCGATGCTTAATGAAAATATGTTGGGGCTTGTTGATTCAAACCCATCTTATGATGGTACTGGTTTTTTCAAGGGTTACACTAATGAGGATCAAAATTTTTACATAGCAAATCATCCTGATCAAGGGTCAGATATGATTGAAAATGATGATCTATCTTTTAATTTGTCGAGCGATAATATCTCTGAAGTCATTTCTATAGGAAATGCATTCTTAACTAATTACTCTTTGGGTTTTTCGATAGGATCTTTGCCTGTGGTATCTACCTCATATAAATGCTCCAACATTAATACTCAAATAGCTTCTTCAGCTGAGTATGAGATACCAGCAATTAATCTCAATTCAGGTAACAATAGTAACGTTGGAGAGGTGAAACTAGTTGACGCTAGTATTAGTGGTTTTGATTATTACAGTAACATCAATAGATTCAAGCCGCCATTATGCTCACCTACAGATGTTAATGTGACATTGCAGAATTTGCAGATTGGCGGTGCGCCTATCAGTGGTGACGCTCACCTACAATCATTCTCGTTCAACATCCCAATCAATAGAGTGGATCTGTTTGGTTTGGGGAGCGACTATCCATATGGAAGGAAGATTCAATACCCAATTACCTCATCTGTTAACCTAGAGTTTTTAGTGTCTGGTTTTGCTACAGGAGAGATTGCATCTTTGATTACTAGTGAGTCTGGATACAACTTTGATATTCAAGTCATGGATACTGGAGAAGAATATCAGAATACATTTTCGTTTGAGGATCTTAAGTTGGAAAGCTCATCCTATCAGATGGGTGTTAATGATCAAATGACTTATTCTTTAGGATTTAGCTTTGAGATAACCAATTAAAATTATGGGCTTAAAAATTAAAAATAGTAAAAATATCGTTACAGATCAATTGGTTTTAAATTTGGATGCTTCCGATAAGCTGTCTTATTCTGGAAGTGGATCGACTTGGTATGACAGAAGTAGCCAAGGCAATAATGGAACTATAGTTAATGCTTCATTTAGTGATAATTCTATTGTTTTTGATGGTACGGAGGATAGAGTTAGCACTAATTATGGTTCAGGAAAAAACCCAACAACTCAAGATTTAACTTATGAAGTTTGGGCTAAAAAATCTGGAACGAGTGACAATGAGTTTTTATTCTTTAATAGCCAATGGGTTGACAGTAGAAGAGTTTACGCTGGGTATCATAACGGGAAATTAGCTTGGGGAATCCAAGATAGATCTTGGAATGTAAATGACACAGATTTTTCCATAACAAGCAATGTGTGGTTTCATACAGTTTTGACTTTTAGCGGATCTTCAGCTAAATTATACGCAAATTCTGAATTAAAAGATACCGATACGATAACCAGTTTTGAATTTTCTCACGATCTAGTTATAGGTAGTGCTAGGATTTATTCGCCACAACAAGATTGGACAGGAAATATTGCAAGCTTTAGAGTATATGAGAAAGCTCTTACGCAAGCAGAGATCCTTCAAAACTACAATGCTACCAAAGGTAGATTTGGTCTTTAATCATAATCAATCTTAACATTCTTGCTCTCGTAAGTCTGTTTCTTCTCTGCTATATGCCGCTGACCATTTCTCTTAGCAGCATAATCATCAAAGTATTTTTTCTTAATAGGATCTACTCCTCCAGATTTTTCTGCTCGTCTTGCGCTCATTTCTGATGAATAGTCAAGCATATCACCCATAGTACCCTTCTTTGCTCCTGTGCTGTCCGTGAACTGCCTTTGGCTAAACGGATCAATGTTGGAGTCGATAGAGGCGTTAGGCGCGTAGAATACCCTCTGCCACTCAACACCAAAATCATCTATATAAATATGTTCTTCGTCCATAGATTGGAAAAGATCTTTATGTTCATCTGTTTCTGGGTGCTTATAAGTATATAAAGGCATAATTTATTATAAATAAAAACGGGGGCGTTTCCACCCCCGTTATTTTAATTGACTTTAATTTTGGTTGGTTTCGATCTTCCCTTTTTAGGTAGGTCTATAATCAGCAATCCATTATCCATTTCACAGGTAATAGATTCTGTTTCGACCTTTTTAAAAAGTTGAACAGAGAAAGTTTTCTTTCGACCTTCTGGATTAGTCTTAATTGTGAGCCTATCTTCAGTAGCTTCAATATCAACATCCTCTTTCGAGAATCCAGCGAGTTCCACTTTCAGTTCAAAGGAATCTCCTTTATCTTTAACATAATTTTGGTTATTAAAACCATAGTCATTAAACAAGTCGTACAATAATGTATCAATCATACAAACTCTTTAACACTTCTTATGCCAGATCGAAATCCTTGGAAATACGGGCTAAAATGACATCCACAGTGTTCTCATAAGTCAACTTGTCTGCTAACTTTCGTCCTTCTGTGTTAACTTGTCCCACTTTCTTTTCAGCTTGTTCCATAGCATTGATTACATCCTCTTCATTCCAATCATAGAAAGTTCCTTGATTGAAAGGCGAACCTTTTTTAAAGAAGACTTCATCATAACAGTCTACTTCTCCTGAAGGTTCGACGAGGATAGAGTTATCTTTAGTAGCCCAATCTTTGTGAGATGTGGCATTAAGAACAATGCTCCATTTGCCAAGACAAGTTGCGTTAAAAGCAGGAAGATTCCAGCCTTCTGCTCCAGATAACCCAGTGAGATCAATGTCGATTGCATTTAAAAATTCATTAACTTCAGAATTCTTTTCTAAATGAGGTAAGAAATTAATATTAGTGTATCTTTCCCCACCTAATACAGCATTGATTGTAGCATCCATATCTTCTTTCTTGTAGAAAGGGTTAGTAACCAAACAAGATAATTGATACTTCGGATCATTTCCGTATTTCTTTAGCCAAGTCTGAATAATTTTAGCAGTATGCTTTCTATGTTCAAACTTGCCCATTAAACCAAAATGGGTAATACCACTTAGGTATTCTTTTTCCGTTTCTTTGAAGTCTTTATCGAAACCCAATGGGCAGAATACATCGCCAAACAACTCAGCAGCACAGGAAGAACTAAAGAATGTTTGAGTTTGGCTTGAAGAAATTTTCTTCTCGATGTCCGTGGGTTGGTTGCATTCATAGAATGTTAATAGATATTGGTTAGAATTTTTTCTATTCTCTGAACCGTTCAGATGCCAAATTTTAAGGCTTGGAACATCACTGCTCAGATAATTATATCTATTATTGATACTATTTTCGATTTTCTTTTTCAGATCATCGTCAATATCATAAGCCTTCAGGTCGATTTTACCTGTTGGCCAAATACCCACATCGTGACCCCGCCCGATAAGCTCTCGGATAATGTTAAAAGAAACATTACCGAGGCTTAACGAGTTCAGAGGGGCTTCGATTAAAATCTTCATTAAAATGGAGGTTCATCATCAGATGCTGGACCAGCTGAGACTGGAGCTGCATTTGAAGGAGAAGAAGATTGACTATCGTCTTTCTTACCAGAATTTAGGAATTGAATATTATTCCCTCTGATAAAATACTTTGATTGAGGTTTTCCAGTTTCTTTGTTTTCCCAAGTGTCCATTGCTAGTTCGCCAGAAAACACAAACTCACGACCTTTAGTCAGGTACTTTGATGCGATTTCCGACAACTTGTCCCAAACCTCTAAATCAATAAAGCATTTGGTTTTAGCATTGCTTGGGGAGATACCGACACGAAGACGTGTCACCGACTTACCGCCATTAAGTTGACGTGTTTCTGGATCTTTTACAAGATACCCTACTGCTGTAATACTGTTATACATAATTTACTGATTCTTTTTCAAATTTCGATAAGCATCTGTTGTGAATGTTAATCACTCCTTGTATGCTCATCCCTAGAGATTTGGCCACCTTGCTCCAAGGTGTTAGCTTATTAGACCATGAATTGTATCTCATGTCAATTATTTTTTTAAATCTTTGGTCTTTTTCTTTTTCCAAGAATAATTTAAATAAAGAAAAGACTTCATAATGTTCATGAATCTCAAAGTCACCTTCCACTTCAGGCTGTCGTAAAAGTTCTTCAAGATTACATTTTTGGAACTTTTTGTTCCTCGTTAACGTGTTTAGACATTTCCACTTCGCCTGATTAGCTAGGTATGTTGGAAATTTAGCACCTCTTGACGGGTCATAGCTCATTACAGAATTGTATATTGTAAATTCCTTGTCTTCAAGGAGGCCATCTCTGTCAGCCACATTTTTACTTCCAGACAAAAATCTGTCTACCATGTCGTGATAGACCCCTGAATGTCTATTTATTATTTCGACCAAACTGTCGTTATCCTGTTCTTCCTGAACCTTGCTGATTAATTCTTGATCTGTTTGCACTTTAAAACTTTACCTTATTATTTAATAACATACTATAACATATAATAATATTATATAATATATAATAGTATATAATACAATATTTAATAATATAATACGTTATTCCTTACTTATACGTTGTCTTTTTCAGAGGCTTTCTGTAAACAGAACGAATCCTCGCGGTTTTAGACCGTATAACGGTATTATACTAGAATTGAAAATCTCGTCAAGAAAAAAATTTTCATAAATTTTCACTCGACACGAGGCTGAAATCCAGATACAAGTGTAACTAAACTCACTATGATTTTTGAAGAGCAAGTATCGCGTAAGCCTGACCATTATCCTTGGGCAGGAGAATTTATCGAAGCAATGCACAACGGCTTCTGGACTGATAAAGAGTTCAGTTTCACGTCTGATTTGCAGGACTTTAACGTGACACTGAATGAGCAAGAAAAAGAAATCATTGTTAGGACTCTTTCTGCTATTGGCCAGATAGAGGTGGCTGTTAAAAAGTTCTGGAGTAAATTGGGTGATAATTTGCCCCACCCATCATTTAGTGATCTGGGGTTTGTTATGGCTAATGTGGAGGTCATTCACAATAATGCTTATGAACGCCTTTTGGAAGTTCTAGGTTTAGAGGAGGTTTTCGAGGAGAACCTCAAGCTTGACTTTATTGAGGGTCGGGTAAACTATCTCCGTAAGTACACTCACAAGTTCTACAAGAATAGCAAAAAACAATATGTTTACGCTCTTATTTTATTTACTTTATTTGTGGAGAACGTATCTCTGTTCTCCCAGTTTTACGTGATCAACTGGTTCTCTCGTTATCGCAATGTCCTTAAAGATACGGACCAGCAGGTAAAGTACACACGTAACGAAGAGAATGTTCATGCCTTAGTCGGAATGAAAATCATTAATACTATTCGTGAAGAGCATCCAGAGCTATTCGACGAAGAGTTGGAGGATCGGATTCTTGATGAAGCTCAGCAAGCTTTTAGCGCTGAGAGTAAGATTGTTGATTGGATGATCAATGGTATTCAAGAGAAGGGCTTAAACGCCGCGACCCTAAAAGAGTTCATAAAAAATAGAATCAATGACTCTTTGCAAAAAATTGGCTTTAAACAAGCTTTCGATGTTGACAAAAATCTGCTAAAAGATACAATCTGGTTTGAGGAGGAACTGTTAGGTAACAACGCTACCGATTTCTTTCATTCTCGACCTGTTGAGTACTCAAAAAATTCACAGACGTTCAACGAAGAAGACTTGTTTTAATGACTGAATATTACTGGCTAAATAAAGACTCAAGATTATTTCTTGAGCGTGGTTACCTCAAAGACGGTGAAACTCCAGAACAGAGGATTCGTGACATTGCAGATACTGCTGAACAGTATCTCAGTATGGAAGGTTTTGCTGATAAGTTCGTCAGTTATATGAAGCAGGGATTCTACTCCCTAGCTTCTCCCGTTTGGTCTAATTTTGGTCGTAAGCGTGGTCTACCTATATCCTGCAATGGCGTTTATGTCCCCGACAGAATGGATGGGATTCTAGCTAAGCAGTCTGAAGTCGGTATGCAGACCAAGCATGGATCAGGAACATCCGCATACTTTGGGGATTTGCGTGAACGAGGCGCTCCAATTAATTCTGGAGGAGAATCTTCTGGGGCTGTTCATTTTATGGAGCTATTTGATAAAGTGGCTTCCGTAGTTTCTCAGGGTAATGTGCGCCGAGGATCTTTCGCTGCTTATCTTCCTATTGAACATCCAGACGTAAAAGAGTTTCTTCGTATTCGTAGTGAAGGTAATCCAATTCAAGAAATGTCTTTCGCTGTAACTGTTACAGACGAATGGATGAAATCAATGATTGGTGGAGACTCTGAAAAGCGCCAAATTTGGGCTTCAGTCATTAAAAAAAGATTTGAGACTGGTTATCCATATTTGTTCTTCCAAGATGCCGCGAATAACCAAGCTCCTGATTGCTACAAAGATAAAGGCATGAAGATTTATGCTTCCAATCTTTGTAATGAAATCTCTTTACCATCTAAGGAAGATGAGTCTTTTGTTTGTTGCTTGTCGTCTCTTAACATGGTTCATTGGGATGAGATTGTAGAGACTGATGCTATTGAGACTTTAGCGATGTTCCTTGATGCGGTTATGGAGGAGTATATCCTAAAAACAAAAAATATTCCGTTCATGGAGTCTTCTCATAACTTTGCCAAGCGCCACAGAGCTTTGGGTATGGGTGTGCTGGGTTGGCACTCTTACCTTCAAAGTAAAATGATTAGCTTTGAAAGCATGGAGGCTAAAATGCAGAATAGTTTAATTTGGAAAACTATTCGTAGTCGGGCAGACAAAGCCACAGCAGAATTAGCGAAAGGTCTGGGAGAACCAATGTATTGTAAAGGCTATGGTCGTCGCAATACAACTACATTAGCTATCGCTCCTACAACAAGCAGCTCGTTCATTCTTGGGCAAGTGTCTCCATCTATTGAGCCTCTTAACTCTAACTACTTCGTCAAGAACCTCGCTAAAGGTAAGTTCACTTACAGAAATCCATATCTTAAAACTCTCTTAGCTGAAAAGGGTAAGGATACTGACGAGGTATGGAAGAGCATCCTTGAGACTGGAGGATCTGTTCAACACTTATCT